TGTCGATACTGCTTATTATCTTGGCGATCCAGATGGAAGCAGATCATGGAAAGCGGCAAGCGATCCAGGAGTTGACGACATAACCGTCAGCATTTCCGATTCGTCCGGAGGGACTTTGCTTCCCCCTGAAAAAATACGGCTTTCGTTGACGCAAATTGACCTTGCGTCAGCCACGCCAGGCGCCGCGCTCAATATCGGCACGGAGATCGCAGGCGGAACGGCGAACGCGGTCGAGGTTTGGGTGCGGGTGGATTCTGACGTCTTCGCGGCCGGGATTTATGACAACTTAATCCTGTCAGCAAATCCCGTGATTTCGGTCTCCGTTTAATGGCCAAGGATCTTACAGAGGCGTTGCGAGCCCTGACAGAAGCAGGTGCCGGGCAGACGTCGCGCCGTGACACGCGGCTGCCGGATGCTAATGTGCGGTCGAATATCCCCCAGCGCTCAGGCTCTGCTGGCCCGAAATATGCCGCAGCGTCAGGCGATTCATGGAAACTGAAAGGCGAGAAGACAATGGCGACATCTGATGGTCTTTTCACCATCTATTACCCGGAAACGCTTGAATCGACAATAGGGAGCAAGGTAATCACAATCGGGGCGATAAAGACCGAAACGACTGAATGACCATCAAGAACATGATCTTCGGCAACCCGTGGCACGGGCGTCTCGGGGATGGAACCATCAAGATCGGCACCGCCGATCCAGTCAATACGATCACCATCGACGGCGCCGATTATCCGGTCAAGACCGTCACCGGCAATCTCGGGGATACGCGCTACTACCGATCGCCTGACCTGATGGACCCAGTAACACCGCAGCAGGTTCTCGACATCGATGGCGAGTTCAAGCGCGACGCGATCATCTATTCCGATAACTTCCGCTACACGCCGCTGAACGATTCCAGCATCCTCGAGAGCGCATACAACTGGCTGCTTTGGGACGGGACCGCGCAGGCATGGCGGAAAATGAAGATTGAGTCAACTTGGCAGGACCTGAGTGCCAACAAGGAGGCTGCATCCTCAGACGGTAGCAACTGCGTTCAGGCGCGAATTTATCGCGGCGATCTGTTCGGCGTAATTGATACCGACGAAGCAGATACACCTGTTGGCTCGCCGACCTGGACCCTAGTTGAGTCGTGGATGGTGCCGTATAAGCACACAGGAAACGATATAATCCCTGGGCTTTTTGGCGCTTATTACCCTCTTTCTAAGCAGCTTGCCATAGATTCTCGCAGAGACGGGCGGGCGATCCTGATCAAGATACTTTCCCCACGTTACTGGTCAGACAGAAGGCTATCAGTCTATTTTGGTGACCCGCTCGCGTCGGAAATGGTCGACCTAGATACCGTCGCGGTTCAAGATGTTTGGGAAGTCGTCATGTCGTCCGACGGGTCAAGCATTAGCTCAAAGACTCAAGTTGTTCCGGATCAGGTAACAATTGATTCGCCGACATTCGAAACTCGCACAATTTCAGACGGCACGCCTTACTGGATACTGGATTCTGGAGAGTGGCATTATTACGTACCCGTGGCCGTCGAAAGAAAAACCGATACAGGGCAATTCGGTTACGCATGCGCCAGCCTCATCGGCGCTGCGTATGATAAAGACGGGGCGCTACATCTTTCGTGGGTTGTCGCTTCCGCCAGAAGCGTAGATGTCCGCGAGGATTCGGCTGATGCCTATATTGGCTACCAGTCGCTGACTGAGGAACAGGACCCGGCAGACTTTGTACCTGACTACACGGTCGGCCCCTATTCGTGGACGCCGGACGGTTCTTTCGTCGGGATAACGCCATATATTCCATTTTCGCTTAATCAGGTCTTCGGCGACGCCTCCTACACTCGGTATCCGCTTGTACAGGTTTTTGACAACGGCGACATGATGCACGACTGGGAAGAGTTTCCGACTTCTGAGCTTGCTTTTGATAACATCACGAATAACGTTGTCGGGGTCAACGACGGTTCATCATCAATTTCCCGCGTTGCCCCTGGCGCGGTCGACACAGGCGTTTTGACGACCCCGGTTTATGCGTCGTTCGACCATCGAACCGGCGCCGTTGTGTCATCTGATGAGCCTGTCGGGTTTGTTTGATTGCGGAGCAGAGGCACAATTGCGGAGCGCGTGTTAGTATCCGCTCGCGCTGCAATGCTGGTGCCCAGAGCCGGACTCGAACCGGCACACCTTGCGGCGCTAGTACCTGAAACTAGTGCTGTTTCACGCAGCAGTGCTGAATTCCAGCGGTTTCCGATCCGCAATTTTCGCAAGAATTGCCGCGCATTTGCGCGGTTTGCGGATAGGTTGAGGAGCAAGAAAAATCCCCTTTCGCACAAATCTGGGTCAGCCCCCGTTTTTGATATTCTCGATCGCAGATGCCGCAACGCATTCGGCCGCCTTGCGTCCGTTTTCATCAAGTTCGATGGCCATGTCCTGCACGGCCAAAGCAGCTTCGCCAGTTGCCCGGCCTAGATTCATGAGTGAGTCCGCCAACCCAGTAACAACCGCATTCAGTCGCTTTTGTAGCTGATGGTCAATTTGTGCCATTGCTGTCTCAAGTTTCAACAGGCCGCAAATCGGGGCCGCAAATCGTGGTCAGACCCCGTTTTTTGCGCGTTGCGCTGGCGTCAGGCGGACCGATACCAGGACGCTTGGCCCGTCCTGATTCAGCGGCTTGCGCCCTTGGCCCCTTCCGGGGCCGCCTCGTTTGATCTCGGTCATGATTTCGCCAGATTTGCCGCCGTCCAGCCTGCTGCCCATGCACGCATCTCTTGTATTGTGCGGGCATCTCCTACTTGACGACCGGCAATCATTTTCATAAAGGACTTGTCGAGGCATGGAGCACCCTTAATACCGTTGGCAAATGCCAATTTGCCGAGATGGTTTGCGAGTAATGTATTCGGCTTGGTCATTTTATTATCCCGTCGTTTGCTGTTTCGATGTTGTTATTGTACTACGAAATCAAACGAAGTCAAGGGTTTTTCCGGGTTTTTTTCACGTCGACCGCACCTGCGATCTGTGCCCGAATCCACACTCCCCCGCCAAGCTCGCGCAGCTTGTCGCGTTGCGCTGGCGTCAGGCGGACCGATACCAGGACGCTTGGCCCGTCCTGATTCAGCGGCTTGCGCCCTTGACCACGGTTTGGGCCGCCTCGCTTCTCATGATTCACGGTAGTTTCCTGCCGCGCTTCCGGCCTGTGCCAGCGTATACGGGAAGTCGCCGCACAGCAGCTTTTCCTGGCCGTCTTGATAGCGGATGCGGACATCCCACCCGCCTTGCCCGCTGGATACCACCAGCTTGAATCCGCCGCCCTTGATCTGGCGCTTTTGAACTGGTGTGATTGACTTGATGGCGTTCATTTTATGCTCCCGGCTGTTGGTTGATTTCCTGCTTCCTTGATTGTTATTGTACTACGAAATCAAACGAAGTCAAGGGTTTTTCCGGGTTTTTTTCACGTCGACCGCACTGGCGTCTTGCGCCTGATTTTCCCGGCCCCCGCCGTGTAATGTTCGGTCATCGCCTGGCTGCGGTGCCCGAGCAGGTCTTGCGCGGCGTCCAGGCCGGCTTGTTCACGCAGATCTGTGCCGGCCTTCCGGCGCATGTCGCGGAATTGAAAGTCGGCGCCGTCGATGCCGGCCGCCGCGCGCGCGGTCTCGAACCTGGCGCGCAACTGCGCACGGGTGAGCCTGCGGCCATGCTCATCCACCAGCAAGGCCAGCGAGCGCACCGGGAAGGCGCGTTTCCTTTCGGCGATCCTGGCGAGCAATTCGGCGAGTGGGCCGACGATGGCGAAGCGCAGAGCCTCGCCGGTCTTGCTCTGGCGGAATTCGAGCAGGCCGTCGCGGATGTCTGTTTCTGACAGTCTGAGCAGATCCCCAGGGCGCTGCCCGAGCGTGTAGGCAAGGTCCAGCGCGTCGCGCAACGGCTGGACGGCCTGCTCATAAACCGCGTCGAGTTGGCTGTCGCTGATGCGCACGGCACGGCGGCCTGGAAGCCGCTTCCCGCGAACAGCGGCCACTGGGTTGTATGTACACCAGTCTCGGGCCATCGCCCATCGGTAGATCATGCTCAGGATCGCGCGCTCTCGCTGCGCGCGGTGTTCTGATTGCCGGCGCCGCTTGTCGAGGTAGAGGGTCACGTGGCTGGATTTGACGCCAGCCAGCGGAGCGTCGCCGAATGCTTCGGCGAGCTTGTCTAGGGCGAAGCGGTAATCCGCCTGGGTGCCTAGCGCCAGCGCTGCGTAGTCATCGCTGCCGAGATACTTGGCTATTGCCCACCCGACTGTTTTGAGAACCGGCGCGTCCTGCATGCTGAGTTCTGACCAGCGCTGCACGGCGAGCACGTAGTCATCGCCGAGCGGAATTTCGCGGCGCGGCGTGCCGCCAGTGTCGAAGTAATACCAGACGCGCCCGCTGCGTTGCCGCCTGGCGCGCAGGCGCGGCGGAAGTTGGATGTTCACGGTCGGCTTTCTGCCCATGCTGGCGCCCACTCCTGAGACTGCCGCGCTGGCGCCTTGCGGCCCTCGATTGCCGCCCGCGCGACAACGGGCTGGCCTGCGGCATTTGTCCAGAATGGTATGCCCATCTGACGCAGCCGCGCAAGCTGCCGCCCCTTCTGGCGGTAGCCGGTCAGGGTGGCGAGTTCGGCGGCGGTCAGGAACATCGGGTTACTTGAGCGTGCCGAGCGTGACAGGCGTCAGACAGGCATTCCAGAAGATCGTGACGCGGCGGCGCCAGGACATGCCGAGATAGCGGCGGGGGTCTGGTTGGTTGGTCATGATGTAATTTCCGATTGTGGACAGCATATACGGCGGAATTGCCGTCTACTTCTAGTTAGGCCCGCTCAACCAGCCACGCAGCGTCACGATAGCGGTCGCGGTCGTGGTAGTTGCGGGCATCGTGGGCAGCATCTGCCTGATCAAGAAGGCATCGCACAATGCGCTGCTTCTCGGCCCATGCCGCGGCCTTCCGCTCGTGCTCCTTGTTGCTCGCGGCCTTCCTCGCGGCGGGCCTAACCACTCGCTCAACCTGAGCCCCAACAGCGGGCTTCTGGTCGGCGTCTGTCTGTGCGTTGTCGTTACTCATGCTGTCCTCGTGCTGTTGGGTCCAGGTTAGCTCGAACGTTGGGCGTCAGCCGAATCCTCAGCCCGCCGATGGTGAATTCCTGCACCCCGCGGGTGTGGCGCTTCACCTCGTATTCCTTGCCTCGCCCGGAGTGGCGCAGGTGCTTCGCAACCCAATGCACAATCGCCTTGCGCCGTGCGCCGTTCATCGGGCCATCGCGATCGGCAAACACGTCTTTGTAGTCATCTAGCGGCACCGGGAACTTGATTTCGGTCGCGTCCCTCACTGCTGCCAGCATCGCCCCGGATCGGTGCGCGTCCTCAATAACAGACGCAGCCAGAATCAGCGTCACACCCTCAACGCCAGGGGCGCAGACGTTGTGCCCTTGCACGGTCGCCAGCAGGGGCCGCGAAAATTCGCAGACTGTCCGTCAGTCGTTCGAAGTCGGGCATTGCCGCGCTCCTTTCGAGCCCATTTTTCGGTTCATCGTTAGCAGTCAAAACAGCGACCAGGCCGCCGCTGGCTTATATTCGCGCTGCCTCTCAGGGCAAAGGCTGCCGAGTGCCTTGGCGGTATCGGTGTCGCCGCACTCGAGCGCCAGGGCGCCGTCGGCCACCTGTACGGCCTTTTCTTTTTGCCCGAGTCCGTTGTAAAGGATCGCCAGTTGCCGCAGGTCGCACGCCACATCCTTGCCGCTTCCGCCGAGTGCCAGCCCGAATCCTGAGCCAGCAATTCCGCCGCTTACGCCATTCCGGCACGGCGACGTGGTGAGCGCGATCGGCGCGAACACGTCCGGGGTGTTCTTGATCTCGTAGCCACCGGAGTAGTGCGCCGCCTGTCGCCCGTCGCCTGTCGCGCCATTGATGGTTACGGTGTTTCCGCCGTTGCTGGCTGTCGCCGTTCCACCCTGGGCGCTAGCGTTGCCGCCGGTTGCGCTGGACTTCGATTTCGACGACGACATGGCGGTGGATGCTGCCCGCGCTTCGGACTTGCTCGAGGCGCCGCTGATCGCCGCCGCGTTGCTGGCGCTGTTGCCGCCGTTGCGCGGGCCGTTGTTGTTTCCGTGGTCGCCGGTTGCCAGCGCGGCGGCCGGGAACAGGGCGGAGAGGATGATTGCTGCTGTGGAGAGTTTCATTGTTTTTCCTTGGTTTTTAACAATCAGACTGCATAAAAAAACTGTGTCCTTCCTTCCTTGCGGCGCATTTCGATGCGCGGGCCGCCCGGCCAGTCAATCAGCGCTTTCGTCGCCTTCCAGACGGTCGCGTGGCTGATTCCGGTTTTTTCGGCAATCCGTTCACGCGTCTCGGTGCCGGCGGCGATCGCTTCGAACACCCGCTCGATGTTGGCCGCTTTCTCGGCAGTCCGTGAGGCAAATTTCTGACGCGCGGATGCCGGCTTGGCGTCGCTCAAGTAGTGCCGCCGGCGCTTGCCTTTCGGCAGGTCGATCTTTTCGCCGAGAAGCAGGGCGGATGTCAGGCTCATGCGACCGACCCCAACCGGCGAAGCCTGCTGCGGATGGCGTACTCGACCGATTTCTGCAGGCTGTCGCTGTCGAGCGCGCGGCGCAGCGCCGGGACGTTGTCGCATTTGCGCACGATGGCGATGCGTTCGTCGGCGCTCATGACGTAGGTTTGCAGTTCGCCGATCGGTGTCTGTACCACGGCGCCCCGGAATATTGCCGCAATGCTCATGCCGCTGCCTCGCTGAAAAGGTCCATGTTTCCAAGGTTCGCGCGATTCAGGTTGGCGCTTGCTTGCCGGTAATAGCTGTCCTTGAGTTCGACGCCAACAAAGCGGCGGCCCATCTGCAGGCTGACGTATCCCTCTGAGCCAATTCCTGCAAACGGCGAAAGCACGATGTCGCCGGGGTTTGTCCAGAGTTCGACACCGCGCCTGATTACTTCCAGTTGCAGCGGGCAGATGTGGCGCTCGTCGTCATGCTCGCGGGCGCTGGAGTATTGAAGCGTGTCGCTTGGGTCGATGTCCATCCATACCGGGCTGGCTACCTTCTGCCAGTCAGATACCGGATAGTTCTCGTGCGTATGCTTGACGCGCTCGACTACATCGCCATGCGTGCGCATGGTGATTAGGTAGTCAGGGATACCCTGGCGGCACATACTGGCGTTTTCACGCACGGTCTTATGCAGCAGGCCGAGTGCCTTGGTGCGCTGCATCTGCGTCACCGGGTCTTTCCAGATGACGGTCTCGCTGTGGAAAATGAAGCCTTGCGCCTGAAACGCGCGGATCAGATCGCCGCGAAAATCCTTGAGGCCGATGAACCCGTCGCGCTCTTTGCTTGCCGGAAACAGCATACAGTGGAAGCTGACATTGCGGCCAGGCTGCATGACGCGCGCCAGTTCGCTCACCAGATAGCCGAAGTGCTCGAAAAATTCCTCGTTGCTGCGACAGTTGCCCATGTCGCGCGGGCTGTTGCTGTAGGTATAGAGCGAGGCAAACGGCGGAGAAAAGATGCTGTAATGCACCGATGCGCTCGGCAGTCCTTTGATTACCTCTACGCAGTCGCCGTGATACAGGGCGAAGTTTTCGCCAATTGTCTGGTCAATGCATTTCATGATTTGACTCCGTGGATTTTGTTGAATGAGCGCCGCACCGCATAGCTGCGCACGATGCTTATGGCAGTGAAAATTGCCCCTATGGCGAGGTTTGTCGATAGCGTGGCGTTGATTCCAAACATTGGAAAAACAAGAATTTGCGACAAAAGGGCTACGCCGTATCCGATGGCCACGTTGATGCACGACTCGAAAAATGACTGCAGTCTTGTTTGCATCATGCTGCCGCAAGGAATGACGGAACGGTGATCTGCGCCTTCGGTTTGTACGGATTGGTTTCCTTCATGCTTCCGAGCACTTCGCTGCGCACAGCATCAATTGTCTCGGCGGCCAAGGATTCCGCCATGGCTTTCGCATCGGACTCCTTGCGGCGCAGGTTTTGAACTACCGCGCCCTCCTGGTTGCTGGCGAAAACGTGCACGTCGACCGGATGCCGCTGTCCGAAACGCCAGCAACGGCGAACGGCCTGGTAATAAGCCTCGAAGCTGTCAGTGACGCCGACGAACGCCATGCGCTTGCAGTGTTGCCAGTTGAGTCCGAATCCACAGATTGACGGCTTGCTGATCAACACTCTGATGCGGCCATGGGCGAAGTCGTTAAGCCTCTGTTCCTTGATTTCGGCATCATCTGATCCGGAAATCTGCACCGCACCATCGATGGCCTTCGTCAGCGCATCGCCTTCGGCGTTGAGGTCGCACCATACAACCCACGGCTGCCGATCGTTATTAACAACGTCGGCGCATGCTCGAACTCGAGCAACCATGCTTTCTCGGCGCGCATTTCGGCGATCCATCAGGGTTTGCGCCTCCATCGGGAAGAGGCCGTGTGCCGGGTTATGCTCGATTTCAACCGTGTGCTGATGCACACTCAGCGGCGGTAGCTCGTATAGGCTGGCGTCATGTCCAAGGTCGGCCGGGCTGCGCACCATTGCGCCCCAAGACGCAACCCACATCCAGAACACATGGCGCGCATGGCCTTTCAAGCGCCATGTCTGCGTGTCTCCACCGTCATGAACGAAGAACTCTGCGAGCATTTCGGCGCGGCTGCGCACGCCGAGAAATTCGGCATGATTTCCCAGCTCTGTCCAGTCGTTCGGGGCCGGTGTCGCCGTGGCGCAGAGCTTGTATGGAGTGGCTCTGAATGTTTCTAGCAGAGTCTGCAAGGTCTTCGCCGCGTGGTGCTTGATGATGCTGGATTCGTCCAAAACAACGGCCCCAAATCGGCTACAGTCGAATTTATGCAGGCGGTCGTAATTGGTTATCACAATGCGGCCGTTGGCTCCGCTGTTGTCGCGAGCGTGCGTCACCTTGACACCTATGGATTCGCCCTCTTCGACGGTCTGCTCGGCAACAGCCAGCGGCGCCAGGATCAGCACTTTCGCGCCTGCGTTGCGGCTTACCGTGTCTGCCCAAGCCAACTGCATGCGGCTTTTGCCCAGCCCCGTGTCGGCGAAAATGGCCGCGCGACCGCGACGGAGCGCCCAGCGAACAAGATCGACTTGGTGCGGAAACATACTGTAATCGCCGAGAGGAGCATCAATACCGGCGTGCTGCACGATTCCAAGTTTTCTTGACACGAAGGAATCGTATTCTGCTTGTTGTGAGGGTTTCATTCCGCACCTCCTTTGGTTGCCGACTCATCGACGTCGATGTAGGCGTCTTCCTGCCCGATAGCGCACACCCGATACTCGATGACGCGGCCGGAGGCGTTCGGCGGATCGCTGCGCAGGGCCAGCGCGCGGGCGCAGGTGTCGCGCCTGGCGCACCATTCCGGCAGCTTCTTGCGGACCGTATGCGGCACGTCGTAGGAAAGACAGCGGGCTTGGTCGGCCGGCAGAATCATGCGCCATTCCTCCGTGAAAGCATCTGGTCGGCGATGTGGAAAGCGTTGTCGACCATGACTTCGTGCTTGTAATGGTGGCCTGTGGCCAGGATGCCGGTAATGGCTGCCGCCGCGTAGCGGTCGCGCAGCGTTTCGCGCAGGCGCCTGTTTTCGTTTTCGAGGCTGCGGATCATGGCCTCAAGCGTGGCGATGTCGTGATTCATTTTTCGCCCCAGCGGCGGCTGGCGGGGTGCCAGACCTTGATCGTTTCCATGAGGAAATCGTAGAGACGGTAGACGTCGGCGTTTGGCAGTTCGATGATGCTTCCGTCACTGACGCCGATCCACAGCGCGCCATCGGTGTCGATACGGTAGATTGAGCGGTCGCTGGCGCCGGCCGGCTGCAGATCGAACGCGAACAGGTCGACGTCGATCTCGCCGGAGCCTGCCTCTGCCTGCTGCTGCGCAGGCGTCGGCGGCTCGACAGCGGCCGGGTCCGCGGCGGTGATGCGAACTTCCTGGGAGGTTGCCGCTACATCGGCTGACGCGGTTATATCCCCACTCGCGCCTTGGGTCTGAAGCTTGTCCACGAATTCCTGCATTTCCCACTCCTCGATAAGCTGGCTGATTTTTTTCATCGGTCGAACAGCCGGAAAACCGTGAGGATCGCCACGGCGAGCGAGCCGATGAAAAGAAAGATGTCGCCGGCGACTTCGCCGCCGGTCAGGAACATGGCGATGATGGTCTCGCTCATGACGCGGCCTCGCTTGACGCTGGCGCGCAGCGCGGCGCCTTGTTCCATTCGTCGATAGCTATCATGATCGTTTCGCAGACCGGGCCGATGCAGCGGCATTCAGGGCAGTCGACGGCATATTCGCCGGTGCTGCATTCGCAGATTTCGACATCGGTGTGGCCGCAAAACGGGCAGTCGAGAATGGTGATCATGCGAGGTCCCACACGCGACGCTGGCCGGCCGGCAGCAGGCTGGTGTAGTGCGCACGGGCGGCGCAGAGATCGCGGCGCATGCCACGGATCGCCAGCAGCATGCGCAGGCGGGTCTCGGTGCAACGGACGTTAGGCAGGGTATCGACGGCGCCCTGCAACGTGATCTCAATGCTGCGCATGCGGTAGTACGCCAGGCCGCGCACGATCGCGGTCGACATTGCCTTGAGTGCGGATTTCACGATCATTGCCCTCCGGACTCAAGCGCGCGCAGGAAGTCGTCGTCAGAATCCGCTGCCGGTTCATTCGCCGCCTTGATCGCGTGCAACTTGTCGGCATACTTCTGGCGCGCTTCCTTCTTCTCCGCTTCGTCTGTCAGCCTGCCGGCCATGTCGGCGGCAACCTGCAGCGCATCCATGCCATCGGCGGCGCTGATCGCGGCCATGACTTCAGCGATGTCCGGGCCGGCAACCGGCGGTGCGTTGACCGCCTTCCTGCGGCGATCTTCGAGCGCGGCGCGGGCCTTGTCGGAGCGCGATTTCGGCGGTTCGATGGTTTGCGATTCCGGCGTGATGTCCTTTTCGGACGGCATGTCGCGGGCTTCTTCGGCTATGTAGACGCCTTTCAACACGTCAGGAAAAACGTCTCGCAATGCCCACGATCGCGCCCGCATCTGGAGCATCCGCTTCGGGTACTGCGACCACGAACCCTGCTTGCCAGCGAGGCCGGCGCGCTTCGCGTCCTCCATCGTGAAGGTGCGAGATACCGGCGGTTCGGCGCGACGCTTGACTGTGCAGGTAGCCTGCCCGTCATCGATTTCTTCCGTGATCGATTCCAGCAGCCCGGAGCCCTTCACCAGCGCGATCATGGCGTCACCCCAGATGCTCGGGCGGCCGTTGACTGTGGCGATGTTTTGCATTGCCTGCAAAGGCGGCAGCCCGATCTCCGCGCCCCACTGAACGGCCACCAGAATATTGCCGGGGTTGCCTTGGTAGTCCTTCGGCACGATACTGGATTTGGCCATCGTGTCGGCGAAGCGCATGGCCTCGTCAAGCGACTGCGGAGCCAGGCTAAATCCGCTCTTGCCAGTCGGCAGGGTGGCGACGTTGGTACTCATGATTGACTCTCCTTGGTGTTGATACGAATGACGCGCGCGCCTTCGGTGGTGGTGGTGTGCATTCCGATGATTTCGTCGGCCAGGTGCCGTTCGACATGCGAGGCAAGTCTCGAAGCGGCGCCTTTCCAGTCAGTTTTTTGGCTGGCGCGGTTTGCCTTCCAAGTTGCCAGCCGGCGGCCCATGTAAGTGATGGCCTCGGCATCACCGAAAGCGGACATGATGCGATCGCGGCACGCTTGAGCCTGCTGCTCGAGCGCCTTGATGCCGGCGTTTGTCGCAGACAGCTCAGTGACGGCGTCGGCGATGCTGACGTCGACCACCTTCTCGCGCCCGTCAATGTGCGACTTCCACAGGCGGCGCGCGTCGTCTTCGGTGGTGGGTTCTGGTGGGATGTCGGCGACAACGTGACGCTGCCACCATGCGCAGGCCTCGTCGAGCAACCCGGCGAACAAATCCGCATCGGCAGATATCGTATAGGTGGCGAATTTCTGCCCGCCGAACAGCACGGCGAGGTCAGCAACCGGCAGGGCGGTAATTCCGAGATACCATTGACACTGCAGCCAGTAGGATTCCGGCACCTCGTCAGTGCCTGGGGCTCCCCAGTTGGCGCCGTTGCGCGCCAAGGCGTGCGCTGTCTTGCATTCCAGCAACTTGATGGCGCCCTTGACGCGGCCATCTTCGAAGCGCGCGCGGCTGTTGCCTGAAATCACCGCGCGGTCAATGCTAGCCACTGCGCATGGAACGTCAGGGTGGCGCAGCAGGCCATTGATGCGCTGCACACGGGTTTCTGTTTCTTCGCTGTAGCGGCGCGCGACAGCATCCTCCAACACGGTTCCCCAATACATGCGCTCGATGGTGTCGGCATCATGCTGTTCTTCGCTGCGCCCGGTCTTGTCAAGCCAGAGTTGCAGCGGCGTCTTGTATGGCGACATGCCGATCAGCGCGGCAATGTCGCTGCCGCCGATCCCTGTATTTCGTTCGGCAAGCCAGGTGGCGCGGTCAGGTGCGTTCATGTTCATCCCTTGCAGCAAGCGCGTTCGCGCAGGCGTTCGATTGTTTCGCGTTCGCGCAGCTCATCGCCGCGCGCTTCGCGGGCTGACTGCTCGCATTCGTAGCAGCGTCCGTTGCGGTAGACGTGGTACTTCTCGCAAAACGGGCAGGTATCGGGCGGCGTATCGTGTTTCATGTTGTTTAGCAGTCGTTTAGCATGTAATCAAAAGAGCGGCCTCGCTTGACGCTGGCGCGCTGCGCGGCGCCTTGTTCCATTCGTCGATAGCTATCCTGCGCATGCGGTAGTGCGCCAGGCCGCGCATGATCGCGGTCGACATGGCTTTGAGTGCTGATTTCATGTAATTCACCTTGTTTTTTAGCCGTACCTGGACCCGGACCCGTCCCCGTCCCCGTACATGGACCCGTCCCCGTCCCCGTCCCCGTCCCCGTACCCGGACCCGGACCCGTCCCCGTCCCCGTCCCCGTACCCGGATCCGTCCCCGTCCCCGTCCCCGGACCCGTCCCCGGACCCGGACCCGGACCCGGACCCGTACCCGGACCCGTACCCGGACCCGTACCCGGACCCGGACCCGTCCCCGTACCCGGACCCGGACCCGTCCCCGTACCCGGACCCGGACCCGTCCCCGGACCCGTACCCGGACCCGGATCCGTCCCCGTCCCCGTACCCGGACCCGGTCATTGCTTCCATTCGGGCACGGCTGCGATAGACGCAATGGCCGCCTCCGTGGCAGAAATGATCTCGATTGCTTCTGTCAGCAGCACCTCGGCGACCGGCGCCGGAAACTTGCATTTTTCTGG